GAATTATCATATGGATTTTTAGCATAGGATTTAGAAGAACATGGTTTAAGTTATCTTATGGAAAAAGATGATTTGGATCATTGGCGAGTTAATTATAACGCAGCATTGGCTTTAGTTGTTGGTGATATGCAAAAATCTACAAAAGAATTGAAATCTAAAGTTAAAACATTAGAAGAAGAAAATAAAGAATTAAAAAACACTATTAAATTAATAGAAGAACGATTAAATAAATTAGAAAATAATAAATGATTAAAATATGGCATCAATATATGATTTAAAAATATTTAAATTAAATAGAATTAAATATGAACAATTATGGTCAGATGCAGTTGATTGGGTAAAGAAAACATATAATGCTACAGATGAACAATTTACTATGTCTTCTGCATTTGCTTAGTTATTATCTGTTATGTTACATCTTGGACGTATGATATTTTATTATATAGAAGATGCTATAACAGGTTTGAATATAAAAACAGCATATCGTCCAGATCAAATAAGAGGGTTAGCAAGATTAAGCGGACATAATGCAGGAAGAGCTATAGCTGCAAGAGGTTCGGTTAAAATTGTTTATTATGATACGGGTAATTTAGATTTAAATGGTCAAATATGTTTTATTCCAAATAAAATAAAATTATTATGTACATTAAATGGTGCTACATATACAATTTTATTTGGTGCAGATACTGCATAGATAACTATGATTGGCGGTAATTTTATATAGGCAACTATCGTTCAAGGTGTTATGAAATATCAACAAGCAACATCTACAGGTGAACCTTTACAATCATATAATTTTTCTGAAAGAAATTATGCAGATATTGATGAATATTTTATTAATGTTTATGTTAATGGTATATTATGGGATAAAGTAGATTCATTATTAGATATGGGATATATGCAACAAGCTTGTGTAGTTAAAACAGGTATAAATGGCGGTATTGACATTATATTTGGTAATGGAAAAATGGGTAAAATTCCAGATACCGGTGCAACTATATATGTTGAATATTTAATAACTGATGGTGCAGGCGGTAATTTACCAAAATCAATATTGACAGAAGAATCTTATTTTGAATTCCAAGGTGTAGGTTATTTAAAAGATGGTTATGAAGTATCATTGAAAGATAATTTTAAAATATATAATGATACAGATATTATATTTGGTTCAGCACCAGAAGATATATTATTAACATAGTTAATAGCTCCTCATGCTTCAAGATCATTTGTATTGGCAAATGAAATTAATTACAGATATTTCTTTAAACGTATGAATATGTTCAGTACAATAGAAATAGTAAAAGGTTATACATAGAAAGAAGCAAATTATATGGCTCATTTAAATTATGATGTTTATAATACGATGTATAAAAGTACATTTACAGAATGGCAAGAAGCTGTTAAAGTATATGGAGAAACATCTATAGAAACATTAAATATATATAAGAAATTAAATGATATATTAAGTAAACGTAATTTTGCACAACAATAGATAGAGGATACAAATTTAGAAGATAATACAGTTTATTTATTATTAATACCTGATATATCTAAGCGATTATCATCAAGTTCAAATTATTTTACATGTGATGAATCATTATTTACATTAACAGAAGAAGAACAAAATAATATAATTAATTTAATAGATAATTCTGGTTAGAAAATTATAACAGTAGAAAACAGAATATTACAACCTAAAATTGTCAGATTCTCTGTTAATGCTCAAGTTAAAATTTGGGAAGGATTTAATGATAAAAGTATATATGCAAGTTGTTTAAATGCATTATCAAATTATTTAATTTATTTTAATAGAAAAGATATTATTCCTGTATCTGATATAGTAGCATTGTTTGAAAAGATTGACGGAATAGATTCTGTTAAAGTTTGGTTTGATGCTGATGTTGAAAATCAATCTGTTTATGGTGAAAAAGATTTTTATGGAATAGATGAATATGGTGATATTGTATTAACAAGAAAATATCAAAATATTAATGGAAATACAAAAGATGTAAGGGATATATTACCATTAATAAGAGGAGGATTTACATCGCCTGATGGAGTAGTTTATACAAATGTTCAATCATAGGATTCATTATCTGCATTTAATTTAAATATTATATCACATACATAGAATAATAAATTAACATTAGAAAATTATCAAGTTATTACACCATGATAAAAGAAATATATTGTAAATTACCAACTGATTTAAATTATGAAACAAAAGTAGAGTTGGAAAATGAAGCATAGCAAATATTACAGCAAATAAAAATAATATTAGGAACAAAACCCGGTGAAGTATTAGGTTCACCATTCTTCGGAATAGATTTAGAAAAATATTTGTTCAAAATGAATTATAATAAAGATGAAATAATAGAAGTTGTTAATCATGAAATTCATACTAATATTGTTTATAATCCTTTAAAATGGACATTAACAGTGGATGTTTTATTTGGACATAATGCTGAAGATGCTTATGATTATGCTTTAATAGATATAAGTTTAAATGAACAGAAATGTTTAGGAATTATCGTAAATCAACAATAATTTTTTAAATTAATGAGAACTAAAAACTTAGTTCTCATTATTTTTATAATAAATATGAAAATAAACATTTTATTTTAAAATGCCAAGATTTAAATATATTGATTCATTCACAGAAAATGAAGATCATCTTTATGATGATTATAAAAATTTAGGTTATAATTATGAACATCATATATTGAAAAATGTATTATCACCTGAATTATTCGGAAATCCTATAAATGATATTAATTATAGACAAATAGAAAAAATATTTGAACATTTAATTAATGCAGTTAAACAAATAAAATTGGCATATGCTTTTACATATCCAAAAAATGCAAAAAATTTAAATTAATTTTTTAAAATGGCTACAACATATTTAGACGCTATTGAAAATCTTGAATTTTATTCTGCAGAAGGTAAAACAATACCTATGCAAAAACAATATACAATAACTTGGGAAATTATACCAAATATTTAGGTTGATAATAATTTTATTAGCAACCCAAAAGGTCATTTCAAATATGATTTAATATCAGAAAATGACCAAAATAATATTGTTGCTGTTGTAGATGAACCCGGAAAAATATATATTCATAATACTTTAATAAAATTCACTTCAGATTATGATAATGATGAATCAAAAAATATTTACATTAATTCTGATTCATCCATAATATTATTAAATGAACAAAGTACATATAAACGTATTAAATCTAAAGTAAGAAACAGATTTTCAGGAAATTTAAATTATGAAGAAGAATATATTAAAGAAGAAGTTTATAACAGAGTTAAAATAACATTTAATACTTTAACAGAAACAATAGAAAAATATTATCCCATTCAATTTGTATTTAATTCTGTAACAACAGAAGAAATATTAGCAAATCAAGATTCTAATTTTACATATAATATTGTTAAAGAATTATCATTAACACCTATTGATGAAAATCCAAATAATCCGCAAGATTATAAAAATATTATACATGCATTAATAGATATTAATTTTAAAGATTCAAATACTTTATTTCCATATGTAAAATATATGGGTCAAATTATGTAGGAAAAAATTTCTACAGATTTTGTTGATGTCACTACAGTTATAATTACAGATAATGAACAAAAACGTCCTGCTTTACCAGATAATAATAAAACATTATATTTTGAATTTCAAAATGATTCAGAAATGAAATTCATTTCACCAAATACTATTGAAGATATTATTTGGGAAGATTCATTTACATTAACAAATTCTAATTCAGAAATCTATACAGATTTACAAACTACATTAATAGATGAATTTAATGACTCTTATGTCAGTTCTGTTATGGATCCTGATCGACCTGCATATTTTACTGTTGGTTTTAAAACAGAATTAGAAGGATGTTATCAAAATGTATTAGGCATATTTTTATTAGACACAAAAGAAACTATTAATGAAGAAACTGGTGAAACTGAAATAATTCAAGAAAAATATTTATTAGGTTTATTAACATTCTTAACAGAAGTCATCGGTGAAGATGAACGTTATAGAGCATTATTAGGAAACTTAGGTATTCCTGATCCTATAACATATCCTAATATATTTAATGAACAAAATCCTAATGAAGAAGGTGTAGATTGGAAATTAATCAATAAAAAATCTAAAGAATTAATGTTAACCTATGATGAAATATTTCCTTATGCAGGAACATATAAAGCATTATTCGGTGCAATTAATTTTTTAGGTTATTATGATTTAATATTTAAAGAATGGTATAAAATAAAAGATCAAAATAATCGCGACAAATATATAACAGTTCAAACATATGATTTTAAAGAAAATAAATCTTTAATGTCTAAATTAAAACAAACACATGTAACATTCAGTGATTATGAAAGATATAAAAAATTAAACCGATTAACTATGATATTTCATTTAAATCAATTAGATGAAGAATCTGGTGAATATTTAAATGTCTTTTATAAAAAACAAACACAAAATGTTCAAGAACATGGAATATCTACAGATCCGGCATCAGGATTATATAAAGCGGATAATCCTATGTATAAAGATAATTATGATGAAAATTCAGTCAGGACATATTTTCCTATACCGTTTACAACAAGAATATATGAATGCAGAACTACAGAATTAATTGCAAAATTATATTCTGTCAAATTATGGTTAGAAAAATATATATTAGGTGTTAATTGTTATATATCTGATATATGTGGAGAAGGAATAATAGTTGAACGATTAAAAACACAAGGTTATGTTACACAACATCATTTACAAGATTTTACAACATATGCTCATT